TCCCTTCTTATTCTTGCCCGGGTTTGAGCACAAGAATAAGAAGGGAGAGCCCACTGGGATTGCGTTGCCGTATGTGATCACGATTGAAAAGGGCACCAGCAAGATTCTGGCGATTCGTCGCAATTGGTATGAAGACGACCAACTACACCTCAAGCGGCAGCACTTTGTCCATTACCAGTACATCCCCGGCTTCGGGTTCTATGGATACGGACTTATTCATCTCATTGGAGGTTACGCTAAGTCCGCTACCATGCTCATCCGTCAACTGGTTGATGCGGGCACTCTCTCAAATCTCCCCGGAGGACTTAAATCACGGGGCCTTCGCGTTAAAGGTGATGACACTCCCATTGCCCCGGGGGAGTTCAGGGACGTAGACGTACCGTCCGGTTCGATCCGCGACAACATCCTGCCGCTGCCGTACAAGGAGCCGTCTCAGGTTCTTTACACGCTGTTTAACCAGATCGTGCAGGAGGGCCGCGCTTTTGCCTCCAGTGGCGATATGAAGGTCAGCGACATGTCGTCGCAAGCTCCAGTGGGCACCACGCTGGCAATTCTTGAGCGCACGCTCAAGGTGATGACTGCCGTGCAGTCTCGCATCCACTACGCCATGAAGCAGGAGTTCAAACTCCTCAAAGTAATCATTGCGGACTATACGCCCGATGAGTACGACTATGAGCCAGTGGATGGGTCCAAGCGGGCCAAGAAATCCGACTACGACATGGTCGATGTCATCCCGGTGAGCGATCCCAACGCTGCCACGATGGCGCAAAAAATCGTTACGTACCAAGCGGTGCTTCAACTGGCGCAGACTGCACCTCAGCTTTACGATTTACCGTTGCTGCACAGACAAATGATCGAGGTGCTAGGCGTCAAGAACGCAGCCAAGCTTGTGCCGATTGAAGATGATGCTGTGCCTGTTGATCCAGTTCAGGAGAACATGAATCTCTTAATGCAAAAGCCTGTCAAGGCGTTCTTGGAGCAAAACCATCAAGCGCATATCCAAGCGCACATGGCTGCTATGCAGAACCCCAAGATTCAGCAGCTCATGCAAATGAACCCTGCTGCACAGGCTATTGCCGCCGCAGCTATGGCTCACATCAACGAGCACGTCGCGTTTCAGTATCGAATTGAAGTCGAGCAAGCAATGGGTATGCCACTACCGCCGATGCAAGAAAAAGGCGAAGAACGGCAGAGTATCCCACCCCAGATGGCGGATCAGATTGCCGTTATGGCCGCTCAGGCTACACAGCAGCTTCTACAGCGTGATCAGCAAGAGGCTCAGCAGCAAGCCGCTCAACAACAGATGCAGGACCCCGTGGTCCAAATGCAGATGCAAGAGCTTCAGATCAAGATGAAAGACCTTGAACTCAAGGCGCAGAAGCAGGCCACGGATGCTGCTGCCAAAGCCGATCAAATTCGGGTAGAAGAAGCGCGAATCGCAGCCCAAAAAGAGATCGCCGCCATGCAGGTTGCAGCTAACGCAGCCGCTGCAAAAGACAAGCTCAATAAGAGTATGGAGCTTGAAGGGACCAAACTTGGCGTCCAAATTGCCAAGGATAAAGCGCAGATGAACCGCCCGCAACGCCAACCTGAGAGGAGTAAATCGTAATGAATGACGCCATCCATGCGCTTGCGCATGTGCAGAAGGAAATTGACAAGTACCGGCAGGAGCAAGTTGCCTTTCTTGCAGCCAGCCGTGCCGACACGTACGACGAGTACAAAAAAGTCTGTGGAGTGATCCGGGGTCTTAACTTTGCAGATCATGTGATTGAGGACCTCGTGCGAAAGGTGACTAACGATGAGTGAATTTGATGTGGCTGCTGTAGACCTCTCCGGCATTTTGAATAAGAGTGCGGAAGAGAAGGCCAAACAGCTTCCTGACCCGAAGACGTACCACATGCTTTGTGTGGTGCCGGAGGCGATGGAAGAGTATGCGGATAGCGAGGTTGGTCTGCTCAAGGACTCTAAGACCATGTATTACGAGGAAGTCCTGACTCCCGTTCTATTTGTGGTCAAGCTAGGTCCTGATTGCTACAAAGACCCCACTCGTTTCCCAAGTGGGCCGTCTTGCAAAGAAGGTGACTTTGTCATCGTCCGCCCCAATTCAGGCACCCGCCTGAAGATTCATGGCCGAGAGTTCCGCATCATCAACGATGAGTCGGTCGAAGCCGTTGTAGAAGACCCGCGTGGGATCACCCGCGCTGCATGAGGAGTAACAGATGGCAACGCAATCATTTGAAGAGTTTGAGTTCCCTGATGAAGCGGAACAAAAAGCGAAATTTAAAGCCGACAAAACCGACGACTCCGAAATGAGTGTCGAAATTGAGGACGATACCCCTCCGGCTGATCGCGGGCGTAAGCCCATGCGCGAGCCCGTGGAAGACCCCACGGATGATGAGTTGGCGTCCTACGACGAAAAAGTTCAGGCCCGTATCAAGAAGTTCACCCGTGGTTACCACGATGAGCGTCGGGCTAAAGAAGAAGCTCTGCGTGAGCGCGAAGCTGCGGAGCAGTTTGCCAAACAGGTGTACGAAGAGAACAAACGCCTCAAAGAGCAGCTTTCTACTGGCAGCAAAGCGTATATTGAAACATCCAAGACAGCCGCCGAAGCTAGGCTAGTCGCCGCTAAAAAGAAGCTTAAAGAAGCTTTTGAAGCGGGTGATTCTGAAGCTTTGGCTGACGCCCAAGCTGAAATTGCCGAGGCTACTGCGGAGGCAAGGGAAGTTCAGCGCATGAAGCCTATTGAGGTTCAGGAGGACGAAGGGTTCAAGCCCGCGTCGCCCCAGCCTGCGGCCCCCAAAATGACCCCCCGTATGCAAAAGTGGTTTGACTCCAACTCTGACTGGTGGGGGAAGGACGAAGAAATGACGATGGCTGCAATGGGTATTGACAAGAAGTTGCAGCGCGAGTATGGTGCCGACTATGTTGGTACGGAAGAGTACTTCCAAGCAGTTGACCGGACCATGCGTAAAAGATTTCCTGAGTTCTTTGAAACTCAGAGCCAAGAGGAAAATGACCCGCCTCCACAAAAGAGGTCAGCCCCGGTAGAGGAGGAAGAACCTCCGCGCCGTGCTACAAAATCAGCCGCTGTGGTAGCTCCGGCTTCCCGCAGTTCGTCGCCTAGTCGTATTCGACTGAAGGCATCCGAAGCGAACATTGCCCGTCGCCTTGGGGTCCCTTTGGAGCATTACGCTAAACAGGTTGCTTTACTTAATAGAGGTGAATGATGGAACAGCAAACTCAAATGCCAGCGGCACCTGTGTCGCGCCAAAACCGAATTAGCCGGGAGCTGGAGTCCCGTACGGCTACTGCCCGCCCTCAAGCGTGGCGTGCCCCGGAAATCCTTCCCCAACCGGATGATCGTCCGGGCTGGAAGCATCGGTACATTCGGATTAGCACCTTGGGCACCGCTGACCCCAGCAACATTTCTAGTAAGTTGCGTGAAGGATACGAACCCTGCAAAGCAGAGGAATATCCTGAACTCATGATGCACGCCGCTACTGAGGGCCGCTTCAAAGGCGGTATCGAAGTAGGTGGTCTGTTGCTTTGCCGTATTCCAACTGAGTTTTTGGAGCAACGTATGCAACATTACGAGCGCCAGAATAAAGCCCAGATTGATTCGGTGGACAACAGTTTCCTTCGTGAAAATGATCCTCGGATGCAAAAGTTCACTGAACGAAGCTCCAAGGTCACTTTCGGTTCTGGTTCTTAAATTTAGGAGTCTTAAATGGCTTATCCCACCGTTGACAAGCCGTATGGCTTGAAGCCGATCAATTTGATCGGTGGTCAGGTGTTCGCCGGACAAACTCGCCAGTATCAGATCGACCCCGCTGGGTTCGCTGGTAACATCTTCTATGGAGATGTGGTGAAGATTGTTTCGACGGGCTATCTCGAAAAAGATACGGGGCAGGCAACCGCCACGCCCGTTGGTATCTTCCAAGGCTGTTCTTACGTTAACGCGCAAGGCCAGACCATCTTCGCGCAGTACTACCCCACCGGGTACGCTGCACCGACCGGCACCACCATCACTGCATACGTGCAGGATGACCCGGACGTCCTGTTCAAGGCCGTTCTGGTTGCTGGCCAGACCGAAGGCGGCAACGGCTTGACCCCCACCTATCTGGGGATCAGCGTAATTGGCACGAACGCTGAACTGGTTCAGAACGCTGGTTTGACCTCTACTGGCGACAGCCGTATTGGGGTGTACACCACGGGCAGTACCGGCACCGCATCGTTGCCTATCCGCATCATTGATGTGGTTCCCGATACTGCCAACTCGTCTGGTAACTTTGTCGAAGTGATTTGCAAGTGGAATGCTCCGTACGTGGTTTCTGCCACCACTGAGCCGTCTTCTGGCACCTTCGTCACCACCAGCACTGTGACCGGCGGTCATCAGTACCTCAACCCTGTTGGCGTTTAAGCAAAGGAGTAAATCATGGCTATTTCACGCGCACAACTGCTGAAAGAGCTGCTCCCTGGCCTGAACGCCTTGTTCGGGATGGAGTATGCTCGTTATGGCGAAGAGCACAAGGAAATCTACGAGACCGAGACTTCCGAGCGTTCGTTTGAAGAGGAAACCAAGCTGTCTGGCTTCTCCGCCGCTCCGGTGAAGAACGAGGGCAGTGCGATTGCCTATGACAACGCGCAAGAGGCTTGGAGCACCCGCTATACGCACGAAACCATTGCCCTGGGTTTCTCGATCACCGAAGAGGCGATTGAGGACAACCTGTACGACAGCCTGTCTGCTCGTTACACCAAGGCTCTGGCCCGCGCTATGGCGTACACCAAGCAAGTCAAGGCTGCTGCTGTGTTGAACAACGGTTTCTCCAACACCTACCCCGGTGGTGATGGCGTTTCCCTGTTCAACGCAAACCATCCGCTGGTGTCGGGTGGCGTCAACAGCAACACTCCCGGTACTCAGGTTGACCTGAACGAGACTTCCTTGGAAGCCGCCGTTATTCAGATCGCCGGTTGGACCGACGAGCGTGGCTTGCTGATCGCTGCCAAGCCCAAGAAGATGATTGTCCCCCCGGCCCTGATGTTCACCGCCAAGCGCCTGCTTGACACCGAACTGCGGGTTGCAACTGCTGATAACGATATCAACGCTATCAAGCAGATGGGCGCAATCCCTGAGGGTTACACGGTCAACCACTTCTTGACTGATCCCAACGCTTGGTTCCTGACCACTGACGTTCCCAACGGCATGAAGCACTTTGTGCGGACCCCGTTGCAGAACTCAATGGACGGTGATTTTGACACCGGCAACGTCCGGTACAAAGCCCGTGAGCGTTATAGCTTCGGCTGGTCGGATCCGTTGGGCATGTGGGGCTCGTCAGGTTCGACCTGATGAAAACCTAGGAAAGGGGCCTTGTGCCCCTTTTCTTTTTCCTGTATATTGGCCACATTCCGGGGTCCCCGGCGTTTCTGACAGTCCCGGCTGACGACATGCAGACAGAGCGCCCTCAATTAACTCGCATGTGAGGATCAAATGGCAAACACCACCTTCAACGGCCCAGTTCGATCACAGAACGGCTTCCAGACTGTCTCCATCGACGCAACCACCGGCGTTGTTACTACCGCCCCTGTTTCTATGGGCGTTTCTGGCATTGTTGCCACCCCGGTTGCTTTGGCTGACGCCAGCGCCACTTTGACCGCCGCAGCCAACGCTGGTGGCATGGTCAATATCGTCCCTAACGGTACGCAGGACAACACCTACACACTGCCTGCGCCTGTTGCTGGCACTTCGTTTGTGTTTGTGTACGGCGGCGGCGCAGCAGATGCCACCGACTTCATCATCAACACGGGTTCGAACACCAACTACTTCATTGGTGGTGTAGCGTTCCATGACACCGATGATGGCGCAGCTTCTGTTGTGTTCTCTGACGGCAACTCTAATTCCAAACTGCAAGTGAATGTACCTGCTTCTGCTCAAATCACCGTGATTGCCAAAGACGCCACAAACTGGCAAGTGTTTGGCACGGTGGTTGGCGCAACCGCTCCTACGTTCGCTGACCAGTAATAGGAGCGCATCATGACGATGCAATATGACGTAAAGTCGAAACACATGACCTCTTCGGGCGTGGCGGTAAACTACCGAACACGCCTCAAGGGGGCCGTTGTGTCGGCAAACACTAGTGCGGCCACTCGTAATACCGTGTTTGCAAACAATGTGACGCAAACGGGCACTTACGGGCGGTCTACAAACACTGTGACGGTGACTATCACCAATCACGGCCTCACTTCTGGTGACCGCGTTTGGCTGGACTTTTCTGCTGGCACAGGTGGTACGGCAACGGATAACATCTATTCGGTCACGGTTTCAGATGCCAA